CACAAGACTTAAGAGCAGTTCACGGACTTGATGCAGAGCAAGAACTTGCTAATATTCTTTCAACAGAAATTCTTGCTGAAATCAACCGCGAAGTTGTTCGTCAAATCAATCGCAGCGCAACAATTGGTGCACAAGAAAATGTTGCTGCTGCTGGAACTTTTAATCTTGACGTTGACGCTAATGGTCGCTGGTCAGTTGAAAAGTTCAAAGGTTTGATGTTTCAACTTGAGCGTGAATCAAATGCAATTGCAAAAGCAACTCGTCGTGGTAAGGGCAACGTCATGATTTGTTCTTCTGATGTTGCTTCAGCACTTCAAATGGCAGGTGTTCTTGATTACACCCCAACACTTGCAAACAATTTACAAGTTGATGATACAGGCAACACATTCGCAGGTGTTCTGAATGGTCGTATTAAAGTTTACATCGATCCATACTTTGCAGCATCTTCAGGTGTTCACTACGCAACACTCGGCTATAAAGGCACTTCAGCATTTGACGCAGGTCTTTTCTACTGCCCATATGTTCCTCTACAAATGGTTCGTGCAGTTGGTGAGAACACTTTCCAGCCTAAGATTGGTTTCAAGACTCGTTACGGCATGGTCGCAAACCCATTCGCAACTTCTGATGCTGACGGTGTAATTGGTTTTGCAGCAGGTAACAAAAATATTTACTATCGTAGAATTAACATCACTAACCTGATGTAATCTATAGAGCCGACAAAGATCGGACTTAAAAGAGGGCACTTCGGTGCCCTCTTTTTTTCTTTATAAATAAGAAAAAGACATTGTGAGGATCTAATGACTACATTAACAATACCACCAACCAATAGAAGTTTTCTCTCAAACAATAAATTTGATTTCGTTCTAAGTAGAATTCCAAATTTTACATTTTTAGTTCAAAGTGTAAATTTGCCATCCATTGCTCTACAATCTACCACAATAAATACACCTTTTGCACAAATAAGTATTCCTGGAAATTTATTAACATTTGGACAATTAACTTTAGGATTCGTTGTCGATGAAGACTTACAATCTTGGTTTGAATTGTATAGTTGGATGTATTCTTTAGGTAATCCAACAACTTTAGATAAAAGAAGTGGACTTACAGACGATCCAGGTAAAATGAACAGTATTACTTCAGATGGAACTCTTTTCATTAAAACTAATTCAAACAACATAAGTTGGAAAGTAAACTTCTATGAAATGTATCCAAATGATCTTGGAGACATAACATTCTCAACTACAGAAACTCAAGAATTCATAACATCCACTATAACATTTAATTATACATATTACGAACTAGTCAAAGTTTGACAATCATTTTAAATGATGTTATAATATGAAGATAATTAAAATGTATGAGGATTGTTATGACTTTAGACCAACTAATAGAAGAATGGCGCAAAGATGCTCCGATAGATACTACTGAGTTAGGTGTTGCATCAATCCAAGTACCCGAACTTCACGCTAAGTATCTTAAAATGTATTTCGAAGAAAGACGCAAATTGAAATCAATTGAATTTCAATCGAAGGAACTTTCTCTCAAGAAATATGAATACTATAATGGTAAACTCTCTCAAGAAGAGTTGGATGAGATGGGATGGGAACCATTCATGAAGCGATTGATGAAAAATGAAATTGATATGTATTTGGAATCGGACAAAGACATTATACAGTCAAGTGTGCGAATTGTCAATCAAAAAGAAAAACTCGCATTTTTAGAAGAAGTGATTAAGAACATTAATCAACGAAACTTTCAAATTAAAAATGCAATTGACTGGAAGAAGTTTACAAACGGTGTCCAATAAATTATACATTTCTAAAGTCAATGAGGTATATCTACACATTCAATGTGAATCCTCAGACGCAATGGAACTCAATGAATATTTTACATTCTATGTTCCTGGCTACAAATTCATTCCCACATTTCGTAATAAAATTTGGGATGGAAAGATTCGCCTATTCAATTATCAAACACGCCAAATCTATGCAGGACTTCTTCCTCACATTCAAAGATTTGCTGAAGAACGTGAATATGAAATAGAACTAGATGAATCAGTAGAAGGTACAGATGAATTCTCACTCAATGATGCTATGGAGTTTATTGATACTCTAGGCATACCTTTTGCACCGAGAGATTATCAAGTAAAAGCATTTGTGCATTCTGTTCGCAATCGAAGAGCAATGCTACTATCACCTACCGCGTCAGGTAAATCCCTCATCATTTATTTGCTTGTTCGTTGGTTTCACAGTAAAACACTTATCATTGTTCCAACAATATCGCTTGTTGCACAATTGTATAAAGATTTTGAAGATTATGGCTTTGATAGTAATAAATATGTTCATCAAATCATTGCTGGCGCAGAAAAACAAACGGAATCACCTATTGTAATTTCTACTTGGCAGTCCATTTACAAGATGCCTAAAGAATGGTTCTCTCAATTCGATTTAGTGATTGGTGACGAAGCACATTTGTTTAAAGCACAGTCTCTTACAAAGATTATGACGAATCTTACAGAATGTAAGTATAGATTCGGATTGACAGGAACACTCGATGGAACACAGACTCACAAGTTGGTGCTAGAAGGATTGTTTGGTAGAGTAAAGCAGATTACCACAACAAAAGAATTGATTGACTCCGGTAGACTTGCTAAATTTAAAATCAAAGCGTTGATTCTTAAACATGATGAAAACTCATGCAAAGCATGTAAGAATTTCAAATATCAAGAAGAAATAAATTATATTGTAGGTAAGCCGGCACGAAACAAATTCATTCGAAACCTTGCCATCAGTCTCAAAGGCAATACACTTTTGTTATATCAATTTGTTGACAAACACGGCAGAATATTGTATAATATGATACGAGATAACGTTGATGAAGAAAGACCTGTCTTTTTCATTCACGGCGATGTTGGTGTAGATGAACGTGAAGAGGTCCGTAGAATTACGGAACAAGAATCGAATGCTATCATTGTTGCATCATACGGCACATTCTCTACAGGTATCAATATTCGTAATCTACATAATATTATATTCGCAAGTCCATCGAAGTCTAAAATTAGAACACTACAATCAATCGGTCGTGGATTGCGTTTAGGTGATAACAAAGAAGTTGCTACTCTATTCGATATCAGCGATGATATCACATACAAGAGCAGAAAGAACTTCACACTAGATCATTTCATGGAACGTATGAAGATATACAACGATGAGAAGTTTGAATATAAAATTTACACAATCAATCTAAAGGAAGAATAACATGCTGTGTAAAGTTTTAAAGTTAAACAATGGAGAAACTATAATAGGAAACATCATAGAAGAATCTCGTGGATATGTTGAAATACATAGACCTTTGAGAATAATTATTCATCCAACCCAAACAGGTGATATGTCAGTTGCTCTAATAAAATGGGATCCTATTGCAGATTTTGAATCACCTTCTAGAATTTTTAAACATTCCATAGTTTCTGTGTCGGAACCATCTGAAGAGTTCAAAGAAAACTACATTGAAATTTACGATAAGTATAGTAAGAAGGATTTTGAAGTTGAGGTCCCCGAAAAAGAAGATGATACTTCAGAGAACCTTTCAAAGATTGAAGAGATGTTAAAGGAGATGATACAGTCATCTAACACTAAACACACACTCCATTGATTCTTATATCAAACGGACACCCTGATTATACACATTTGTCAAGCACCTGTCAACATAAAAAGAAGGAAATATTATGCCTAAAGAAAATACCCGCCACTATGTGGACAATCAACGGTTTTTAGCCGAAATGATTAAATTTAGAAATGATGTTATTTTTGCCAAAGAAAAGAATGCAGACCGACCAAGAGTTCCAAACTATATCGGTGATTGCCTGTTTAAGATAGCAACCCATCTTGCGCGAAAGCCAAACTTCGCCAACTACACATTCAAAGAAGATATGGTGTCTGATGGAGTAGAAAACTGCCTACTCTACATCGACAACTTTGATCCAGAAAAATCCAAGAACCCATTTGCATACTTTACTCAGATCATTTACTATGCATTTCTTCGAAGAATTCAAAAGGAGAAAAAGCATCTATATATTAAGTATAAGAGTATGGAGAATGAGGTAATTAACTCATTGATTGAAAACAATGGAGAAGACTTTGTTATCTCTGGCTTGAATGGTGCGATGCACGATGCATATAGTGAAGCGTTTATTTCCGACTTCATCGAGACTTTTGAAAGTAATAAGAAAAACAGAATATCAAGGGTAAAAAAACCTAGAACTACTAAGGCAAAAGGAAGATTAGAAAAATTTTTGGAGAATGATAATGAAAACGCCTATTCCAGCGCAACTTGAACACTGGTTGAATATTGTAAATAACAAAAAATCTCCACATGATTTAAGAGAACAAGCAGTCTTGCATCTTACTCACATTCGTGATACAATAGACAAGTCGCTAACCAAACCAGTTACACAAGGTAAACAATATAAGAATGAAAATCGCTATACTAGGTGATACCCATTTCGGAGTCAGAAATGACTCCAAAATATTTCATAGTTATTATGAAAACTTTTACAATACAGTTTTCTTTCCTACCCTTTTAGAAAAGGGTGTTCGCACTATCATTCAACTTGGTGATCTTTTTGATCGCCGTAAGTATATTAATTTTTTATCCCTAACAGAAAGTCGAAAATATTTTTTCGATAAGTGTAAAGAATATGATATTCATGTTCATGCTTTGATTGGCAATCATGATATCTTTTGGCGTGAAAGTATGGAAGTTAATTCTCCAGGTTTGCTTTTGCGCGACTACGACAATATTACCTTATGGAAAGAAGTAGGTACTCTAGAAATTGATGATATTCAGATTGATATGGTGCCATGGATTTGTAAAGAAAATGAACAGAAAATTTTTGATTTTATTCAAAACTCTACATCACCATATTGCATGGGACACTTTGAACTTGCAGGATTTAATTTGTCAAAAGGCGTTCAAAGTCATGAGGGTATTAACGTATCGTTTTTAGATAATTATAATCAAGTCATTAGTGGCCACTATCACACACACTCAATACAAGATAATGTGATGTATCTTGGCACACCATATGAGTTGTTCTGGTCAGACTATAAAGACAATAAATATTTTGCACTTTTTGATACCGAAACATTGAAAATAGAACTGATTCAAAATCCAATTCGTAAATTCTTCAAAATTAATTATGACGATAAACAATTGCAAATGGATCAATTAAAAAATATTGACTTCACCAGATATCAAAATGGATACGTTAAAGTTGTTGTTGTCAACAAACAAAATCCATATCTATTTGACAAATTGTTGGACGAAGTTTATAAACAAACACCAGCAGATGTTACCATCGTTGAAGACTTCAGCGATTTGATAAATGAAGAGGCGGATAGTGATATTGTTGATGAAGCACAAGATACAATGACAATACTATCAAATTATATTGATGCACAAAGCCTAAATATTTCAGACACGAACAAATTGAAAACTTTGATGCGTGAATTGTATGTTGAAGCACTTTCTACTGAGAATATTGAATGATTGTATTTCGTAAACTGAGATGGAAGAATTTTCTGTCAACGGGAAATTATTTCACAGAAATGGACTTGTGTAATAACACAACTACCCTTATCGTTGGTTCAAATGGATCAGGTAAGTCTACTATGCTTGATGCATTGACGTTTGTTTTGTTCGGTAAAGCATTTCGTAACATCAACAAGACACAGTTGGTCAATACAATTAATGAAAAAGATTGTTTGGTTGAAGTTGAGTTTGATACGGGCAATAAATCATATAAAATCATTCGCGGTATTAAGCCTAATCTATTTGAGATTTATTGCAACGCAGCACTTATCACACAATCTGCTGCTGTCAAAGACTATCAAGAACATCTTGAGAAGTTTATTCTCAAGTTAAACTATAAGTCATTTACTCAAATTGTGATGTTAGGCAGCGCATCATTTACTCCTTTCATGCAACTATCAGCATCAGACCGTAGAGCAATCATTGAAGATTTGCTTGATATTCAAATTTTTTCTCGCATGAATGGTGTATTAAAAGAAAAATTTCAACTTCTTAAAGAACAATATCAAGAAGCAAAGTATGCATTTGATTTAAAGACTGAAAAGATTCAAATGCAAATTCAGTTTATTGAAAATTTAAAGAAAAATACTGAATCAAAAATTGCACAACAAGAACTTGAGATTGCAAACACTCAAATTAAAATTGAACAGAGTTCAACGGTAGAGACAAGTCTTCAAGCAAGTTTGTCTGATCTTTATACACAAATTTCAGACAAATCTAAGGTTGACGGCAAACTAACTAAGTTTTCTGCAATCAAAACTAATCTAGGCAAGACAATCACGAAGGTAAATTCTGATATTGAATTCTATGATTCGAATGATGAATGTCCTACATGTAAGCAAGGAATTCCTCATGAGCATAAGCATACAATTGTTGAAGAGCGTAAAGGAAAACTAAAAGAAGTTGAAGATGCTCTGAATAAGTTGAATGCTGAAGTTGATCAACTAGCAGAACGACAAGAAGAGATTGAACGTATTTCAGAATTGATTACAACTAAAAAAACTGAATTGACTGAAATTCAATCTGAGATTGTAGCAGAGAAAAGATATATTGAAACTCTCAAAAGAGACATTGGACGCATTCGAAATTCAAAAGAAGATGTTGAACAAGAAAATCTTAAACTTATAACTTTGAATGAAGAACTTGTTGAACATGAAATCAATATGAAAACTCTTTCTGAAAACCGACAGTATTATGAAACTGCAACAAGTCTTTTGAAAGATACTGGAATTAAAACTAAGATTATTAAGCAGTATGTACCAGTCATTAACAAATTAGTGAACAAATATCTTTCTTCTTTGGATTTCTTTGTGAATTTTACTCTTGATGAATCTTTCAAAGAAACAATCAAGTCACGCTATCGCGATGACTTCACTTATGCGTCATTTAGTGAAGGTGAAAAGCAACGCATTGATATGGCATTGATGTTAACATGGCGTGCAGTTGCTAAACTAAAAAATAGCGCAAGCACAAATCTTTTGATTCTTGATGAAATCTTTGATTCATCTCTTGATGCAAACGGCACTGAAGACTTGATGAAGATTTTAGATATGCTTGAGAGTACCAATCTATTTGTTATCAGCCACAAAGGTGATATTCTTCAAGACAAGTTTTCACACACAATTAAATATGAAAAAGTAAATAATTTTTCAAGGATTATAAAATGACAAAATTAATTAGTGAATATTATTCAAATGATAATATAAAAATATCTCAGGTATTTAAAAGAGGAGATGAATACCGAGTAGTAATGCATAACATATATTTTGAAACTATAGAAGAAGTTTATATTAATAATCTTAGAGATGCGGAAGATTTTGCAGAAAATTATGTTATGGAAAATTTAACTTATGAGTGAAATGAAACTTGTGCCAGAGAATTCGCAAATTTTATATAAATTATGTAAAGAATTTGATTTTGATAACCCACCATTTGATGCAAAAATATTTGCGGATGAATTATATTCATTTATGACAAAAAGAAATGGTTTAGGATTGTCAGCAAATCAAATTGGCGTACCATATAGAATTTTTGCAATTCGAATTGATACTGATCCTCTTGTCATTTTTAATCCTACAATCGTAGATCAGTCCGAAAATGAAATCCTTTTAGACGAAGGATGTTTGAGTTTTCCTTTATTGTATATGAAAATTAAAAGACATGAGTGGGTGAGAATTCGTTTTCAAACGTCAGATGGAGAAACGCACACCGAAAAGTATGGTGGTATGACAGCTAGAGTTATTTTGCATGAATACGACCATTTAGAAGGCGTAACATTTAAAGAACGTGCATCTAAGTTTGTTTTGGACCGCGCAATGCGAAAACAAATGATTCTAAAAAGAGCGCACAAAAAAGCAAATGTTGAATTTTTTAAAAGACAAAGATTGAATGGCACTACAGAAACTATTCCTCAAATTGTTCACACATGGTATGAAACGGATAAAGAATGAAAGATTGGCAAAGAGGATTTGAACTTCAATACTTAAAAAACCTAGAACAAAAATATGCAGACTATAATGCATACACACTTTCTCCGTTTGCAAAGTTTAAAAAGAATAACATTGCAGAGTCTCTACATAAAGGTAATCTTGTAAATTTAAAAGATGCAATGATGGAAGTTTCAATCAGCAAATCTGCATCAGACATTACAATGCATGGTTCTACAGGTATTGCAAAAAAACTAAAAGGTGATATAACAATTGGTAAATTAGTAGGAAATCTTTCTACTCTAAAAACTCAAATCAAAACATTAAATGGAACATCTTTTTGGATGTATGTGTGGGCAGAGAATAAAGCACATTGTCAGTTGGCAGAAGATTGTGGTTTTTGTTATGTTGGTCCTAAGATTACCACATACGGCGAAATCTATGCAATATACTACAAAGGCGTGCCAAGAAAGTTTCCAAAAGTAGACCCTGCGGAATTTTTATCAATCAAAAAAGTTGACAGCGTGGATGTTTCTGTAATAGAATCGATACACTCAAAACTAAATTTGCTACCAGAATTTACAAATCATTATAGCAATTATAATAAGGATAAATCATGGTCAGCATTATCATTGCGAGGCTACTCGGCGAATCCATCGTTTATTACCAAGCCAATCGAAATGAGCGACGAATGGAAAGAAAAAAACAAAGACGAAAACTTCTTTATGCAAGACACTCATTTATTCGAACATTTCGAAGAAGTAAAAGAATTATTGAAAAATTATGGAAGCACGATTCACCGAGTTAGATTCATGCGACTGAAACCTGGTGGTGGAGAACTTGAACGCCATACTGACCAAGTTGACCCTGACTCAGGCGGCTCGAAAGGTAAACTTGCTAGACTACATTTTCCAATCAAGACAAACGACAAAGTTGAGTTTACTGTTTGGGATATAAAAGGTAACCCACAGAAAGTGCATATGAAAGTTGGTGAGTGCTGGTTTCTAGATACACGCAAAGCACATATGGCAGTAAACGGCGGCGATGAAGAACGTATTCATCTTGTCGTAGACATAGTGACAGAGGAAAAATTACATGCTAAACTTATTGACACCTGAAGAATATCTTGATACAATTAAAGGCTGGGTAGATCCATATCCACCACCGGTCATAGAAGAATATGAAGGTTTTCATGTTGTTCGTGATGATAAGTTAGGCTATGGCAGCAAAGCGAGATTCATTGATTACCTTGTGAGCAAAGAAGGTGATGAATGGGTTTTCGGTGGTGCAAATAAAGTTGGATGGGGACCTATCTCTTTGACGCATGTTTGTAATAAATATGGAAAGAAAGCAACTTTTTTTATGGCTAAACGTGCTGTGCCAACTTGGCATCAAGAACAAGTTTTGAATCTAGGCGGCACAATTCATTGGGTAGCAAATGGTATGCTGAATGTAACCAAAGCAAAGGCTAGGAAATACTACGAAGAAGATACAATCAATCGTAGAGTATTGCCTCTTGGTCTTGAACACCCAACCGTCTTAGGATCGATTATCAAAGTCGCACGATCCTTAAAAATCAAACCCACACAAATATGGACAGTCGCATCAAGCGGCACACTTAATCGTGGATTGCAATTAGCATTCCCTGATGTGCCTGCGTATGCCGTTGAGATTGGTCACAAGATGAGTGACTACGAAAGGGGTAGAGCAATTACAATGCGATCTTCATACAAATATGATCAGGCCGTAGAAGAGAGCAGGTTACCCCCATATCCTAGCGAAAAATACTATGACGCAAAGATTTGGGATTTTGTATCGGCTAACGGAAAAGAGGGGGCATTAATCTGGAACGTAGCCTAATAGGAGAAAGTCATGAGCAAAGAAGAAGACAAAGTAAAGCATTCTCGCAGACAACTTCAGAAGAAATCCTATATAAACAAACAAGTAAAAATTGCAAAGGCACATCACTTAGACGTAAAAGAACCTCATAGATTGCAAAAACATTCAGCACTTACTTGCGGAGACTCCAATTGTGTGATGTGTGGCAATCCTCGAAAGTTCTTTAAAGAACTAACTATTCAAGAGAAACGATTTTATCAAAAAGAACTTATGGAGTAATATAAATTATGCAGGAATCTGAAATTAAAATTATAGACAACTATATTCCTAAAGAGCAAGCCGACCAAATTGCAGACAATATGATTGGGTCAGCCCACACATTTCCTTGGTTTTACCATGAAAGTGTAGATTTTTCATACGATAGAATGGGTGAACTTAATGTTGATGATTTTTTAGATAATTATCAATTTATCCACATGTTCTATTCGAATTGGATGATACAAAGTGTTTGGTTTGATATGCTTCAGCCAATTACCTCAAAACTTAATCCTATTGGATGGCAAAGAATTAAGGCTAATTTAAATCCAAGAACAGAAAAGCCCGTTCAGTATAACTATCATACGGATTATCAAAGTAAAAATCCGTATACAAAAACTGCAATTTGGTATGTAAACTCTAATAATGGCGTAACCTTTTTTAAAGATGGTACCGTAGTCGAATCTGTAGCAAATAGAATTGTTATTTTTCCACAATTGTTATATCATACAGGAACTACTTGCACAGATCAAAAAGTTAGATCGGTGATTAATTTCAACTATATTGACCGAGATGAATAATTACCGATGAAAATAAATCAAACTCCATGCTTAGATTGTGCTAAAATGATATATCAAAGTGGCATACAAGAAGTTTTCTATGGTGAAGATTACCGAGATAGCAAAGGAATAGATTTCCTACATAAGTGTGGAATCAATGTAAAGAAATTATGAGATACAAATACGAAAAATTCGAAGACTATTTCGATGAAATAGAAGGCTATGGATTGCGTAACGAAAGATTTTTTTGGGAGTTTGAAGAAATTCCTATAGAAAGACGTAGGTGCATGAAAGAATGGTTAAAGGCTGCATTTGAGTGTGGAAGAGAAACTCATGAAGAATAGCAAAGCCGAAGGTGTTAATGTTCATAACGATATATCTAAAGATATTAATCGAGGAATTAAAAGAGTACCCAGACCTTCTTTAAAACTCATTAGTAAATGGAGAGAACAATGGGCAAAAAGCGATTCCGTTATTCACATGACCTTTGACGAATATAAAAGAAAAATGATGCGTGAGTGGCACAGAGAGAGAAAAAAGAAGATATGACAAAACATTTTTATGAACGAAACGATTGGCTGTTAAATCATGAAACAAACAAGACGTTTGAACAAATTCAATGGATGACGGATGATGAATTCAAGCAATGGTTTATTGACTTGCGTAAAGCGGTTGTTCATGCGTGGGATAATCTTAATCAACCTCCAAGGGTTGGTTGGGACGAAGACGAAATTCGAAAGCAATTTCGAGAAATGTATGGCTTTCCCGTTCATGAATTCGAACAAGTCGATGAACTGACTGGTGAGAAAGATGTAATTCGTAACACTAGCGTTGTTGGTAATGCAGCCAATCAATGGTTTCCAACAATGATGAAGACTCGCATCAACTATACTAAGAATGATGACGGGCTTTCAATCTATGACCATTTTGTTCGTGATGATTTGCTAGACAAGACTCTCAAGTATGCCCGCAGACATTACAAGCGTGATTCATTCTATCACTACTCTAACACCATTAAAATTGGTGAAGTAGTTTCGATTGGCTCTTATAAAAAGAAATTCAAGACAGGCGATGAATTCGTTCAATGGTTCGAAGACAATAGCATTCGTCAATACGGTTATGACTATTGGGTAGAATCGCGTGACGAAGAGGAAGAGTATACCGGATACAATGAAGATTTGAAGAATGCAAAGTATCTTGAAATTTCGAACTTGACAATTTGTCAAGAACACACCCTAAAGAATATTCAAGCAAAGCAATCGAAATATCGTATTCGAATTTATAAGATGGGGCAGAAAATTTTCCCTCTTGGATTCAAAGCATTTCGTGTATCGTGGTGTCAATACGCAGTAAACTTTCCCCCACTCACAGCAAAGTATCTTTATGAAAAATTTACTAAGCACATTAAAGGACAAGACAGAATTGTGGTTTACGATCCTTCTAGTGGTTGGGGTGGTCGTATTCTCGGCGCTATGTCTGTTCGTAGCAGCACTCCCTTACATTATGTTGGTACTGATCCTAATACTGACCACACTATTGATAGTGGTTCTACTAAATATGCCGATCTGGCTAATTTCTATAACGTCTCTAAGAACTCTGGAGTATTGTTTGAGAGTGCCCATACTTTCGACATATATCAATTGGGTTCTGAAGTCATTGGAGAAGACAAGCGATTCCAAGAATACAAAGGCAAGTTAGACATGGTATTCACTTCACCGCCATATTTTGCTAAAGAGGCGTATAGTGAAGACCCCACACAATCATATAAAAAGTTTACTGGCTACGATACATGGCGTGAAGGTTTTCTGCGTCCAACATTGAAGACTGCTGTTGAGTGGTTACGCAATGAACGTTATCTGTTATGGAACATTGCAGATGCGAAATTTGGTGCGGATATGTTACCGCTCGAAAAAGATAGCCGTGACATTCT